TGATAAAATGTCAGAATTTGAAAAAGAATCAATAAGAATGATTAAAGAAAAAATTCAATGGTGTTTAAAAAGAAATATAGCTATAGGTCGTGTATTATTTTGGTTAGATGATATTATATATAATTCGCCTAATGATTACTCAGATGATTATTTTTCAGAATTATTTGAAATGCAGGATATGCTAATAACAATGAAAGATAAATAAAGGAGGAATATATTATATGTATCAACCAATAGTTGAATATATAAATAGTTTAAATCAAAAACAATTAAAAAAGTTATATGAAAAATATTATGATATGGCATTTACTTTTTATATTAATTCAGATAGGGAAAAATATAACAAAATAATGAATATTATAAATTTGATTGATAATGCTTTAAGAGAAAAAGGGTATTGGAAGAAATAGAGGTGATTAAATGATTGAACTGTTTATTTTATTATTTTTTAATGTTACATTAGCTATTTCGTTTATAATTATTTATTATACGTTAGATTAGTAGGAGGAATAAAATGGAAAAAATAAAATTCTCATCTATGTACGGTAAATTTGGTAATAATAAAAATGATGAAACAATTAACTGTACATTTTCAACTTGCTTTTATTGGAAAGACAGCACATGTAAAAAGAATAAAACGGACTGTTCAAAGCTCCGTTATGCACCAAAGCATAATTATGATTATTCTAAAGGTGCTTATGTTGTAGCAAAATTGGACAAAAGAGGCACTTATCATTATGCACTATATGATGAAGATGACAATTTTATTTGTAACACTAGTGAAAAGATGGTAGTATTATATAATTATAAAATATATTATGATATTTAGAGGTGTTTGTATGTATAATTTAGGAAAATCTGTAATTGTTGACTTAATTATTAAAGCTTATTGTGAACTTAATAATTTTGATTATGAAAGTTTATCATCTGATGGTTATTCAAAAATGTATGATATGTGTTTTAAATTAGATGACGCTATATTAATTACTAGATTAGGCGAACTTTATGAAATATTACAAAAATAAGGAGTGATTAAAATGACAAAGCGACAAATTGAATTAATAATTGAAAGTATTAGTTATTATCAATTACATTTACAAAAAATGTATTGTCAATTTACTGATAAAAAAATATTAGAAAAAGCAGTACATGAACGTTTAGAATTATGTGAAATTTCAAAATTATTAATAGGAGTGTTAGATGTATATGATAAAGAGAATCAAAACTTATAGAGTTAAGCAATTTTATTATTGTTGTTCAAAGTGTGGACGACAAATAGATAGTTATGAATATTATAAAAATGATGGGGTGTGTGATTTATGTCAATGGTTGTAAATAAAATTAAGCCTACTTATTATGGTACTGGTATTGATGTAATAGAATTTTGCTTAAGAAATAATTTAACATTTATGCAAGGTAATGTTATAAAATATGTTACAAGATACAAAGATAAAAACGGCATTGAAGATTTGGAAAAAGCAAAGGAATATATTGATAGATTAATAGAGTTTGAAAGGAGAGAAAAATAAATGAAAAAATTTAGTCTTGATACTATTGATGATGTTTTATATATGATTGATGTTGAATGTCCTAACCGTATGTATGAGGAATTAAATGCTTTTCAATCTGATTGTGAAATTTTTGAAAATTGTTTTGAATGTTGGTATCGTACAGTTACCACATATAAATATGAAGAATCTTTGAAATGTGGAAATGATGAAAGTGAGGATAAATAAATGAATTACACTTGGGAAATTTATAAAATTTTAGCATCTAGAGGTTGCGAACAAATAATAATGGAATTTGATTCCGAATACAGAATTTTAGCAAGTAAAGCTTGTGAATTAATGACAATGAAAGATGATAAAGTTTGCGATATTTTAGTAGTAAAATATAAAAGAAAAAATCAAATTACTAATGAAATGACTGACGAAATGTTTACTATTGTTCCAAAGAATTATAAAACAGAAAAAGATTTAAAGGCGAAAGTAATAAGGGAGTTGTATTGCATATGACAGTAAAAGAATTAAAAGAAATTTTGGAATGCTTAATTGAAGATGGAAAAGAGAGTTACCCTGTTTTTGCAGATTACTATCATGAGGATTTTGCAGTATATGTTGATAATGAAAAGAAAGAGGTGGAATTACAATGACAGTAAGAGAATTTAAAGAAAGATTAGAAAATTTAATAATGGAAGGTAAAGGTGATTATACGCTATTTATTGATTATTTAAATCTTGAGTATGGATTTTATATAAATGACAAAGATAAGGAGGTATATTTATAATGACAGATGATAGATATGTAGCATTTGTTTTATTATCAAGAAAAGTAGGTGATGTACTAGCATATAGGGAATTATATCCAACAGATATATTTTTAATATGTTACGATTATGTTTTTGGTGGGTGCAAATCTAGACATGATTACGAGTATATGGTTAACTTCTTATTTGAACAAGAAGATATAAGAGAGGAGCTTTTAAAATGAATATAATTGAAATAAGTTATAAATTAAGAAATGAATGTTTAACAGTGAATAGAGTGTTTACAGATGATTTTTTACAAGATTTATATGATTATGTTGAAGTTGAAAAAGATAGAGAAAGATATATAGATATATTAGATACAGAGTTTAGGGGAGATATTCCCGATAAATTTATAGAGGAGATGAGTAAATGATTAAGGAAAGCCTACAAGATGTAAATTCAATTACAATAGAAGAATGTTCAGAACTTATACAAGCTTTATCAAAATTAAACCGTTGGATAAGTGGAGATGTAACACTAAGAGCAACCAAGGAAGAAATTGATAGTATGGTAGTTGAAGAAATGGTTGATGTTTATATTTGTTTAGAAAAGTTAAATGAAAAGCTTGATATAATTCCCGAAGATTTCGACAGTATTTATATAAGCAAGATAACACGATATAATGAATTAATGAACAATTAGGACAGATTAAATATCTGTCCTTTTTTGTCGAACAAAACTTTTAAATATTTGTTTACAAACTATTGAAAAAGTTGAACAAATATTATATAATTAAATCATGGAAAGGGAATTAAATATTAAATAAAAAGGAGAATGAAAAATGAAAAAATCTTTTGGAGTTCATATTAATGTGGATATTAAAGTTTACGAGGAGGGAGTTACTTATAATGAAATTTGTGAATTTATTGAAGATTTACAATTTTCAAATATTAATTTTGATAAATACAACACAGTAATGATTAGTAACACATTAATTGATTTATTTCCATACTTTGACATATACAACAACATTATAATTAATGTAAATTTAGTTTAATAAGGGTAAACATTTTACCCTTGATACATATATTATTAATATAAGTAAATAAAAAGGAGATTGAGAAATATGAAAAAATTATTAATTGCTACTTTGACAATGATTATGTTAGGAGGAACAACTGTAAAAGCTGAAACAAACTTTAAACCTCATAAAGAATGTTTTGCAATGCCAGTATTGGTAAAAGTTGAAAATAATGGAGAATATGATTATAATGTATATTATGATACATTAGGAAATAAAATTGATTTAACTAAGGAAACAATTTATTTTAATGATGATGATGAAAGAGTTTACTTCCCATATGAGGGTTATAAATTCCATGAAAATTATCATCTTGAGCAAGATTTAACTGGTTATATTAATGACTATGAAACTGTGCCATCAGCTATTACAAGACAACTAATAATAGATGGAGAAGAATAATTAATAAGGGTGAAGAAATTTCACCCTAATACATATATTAATAATGGGAGGGTATAATATGAATGCAAAAAGGCAATTATTAGGATTAAAAAGAGTTAATTGGGAAAAGAAGTCTACTAAACAAAAGGTAAAATATTTAGTTAATAAGTTACAAGTATTAGGTTATAAAATTCCAACTTATTTAAAAAATGGACAACTTAGTGATAGACAATTAAAAACACAAATTAATAAAATTGAACGTGGGTTGCAAGCACAAATCAAAAAAGATAATTTAAATAATAAAAACCCTAAAAGACAAATGTCAATTGATACAAGATTAAATAATTATGTAAAAAGGTATAATAAGCAAATTGAATCATCAATAAACGCATTAAAAGCTATGGGTCTATCAGAGCAACAGATTGATTATTTAACTGGTAAAGATGTGTTTTTTCCATCAAGGAGGAATAAAAGTTTTAGGATTGATGGTGTTGCATTAAAGAAAATTGGTGAATTAAATATTTCTGATGATGAAAGAAAATTAGCAATGTTAAATAAATTGAAGAATGATTATAAGAAGATATCACTTCAAGCAGTTTATGATAAATTAAACGATGATACTATGCAAAATAAATGGTTTGCTGATTTTATGAGTTTAGATTTTGTTCAAAACATGGAAAGTTATCAAAGACAGGCTATATGGAAACAATGGCACACACTTTCACCGTTGCAAAAAGAATTATTTATAAAAGGGGAACTTAATAATTTAAGAGATAAATATTTAGATATTGGTGAGGGTGAAATGGATAAAGCTTCTGAAAATTCGTATGCAAGAATCGACAGAACAATTAACGAATATAGACAATTAGATAGTTTTAAATAGGGGTGAAATAAATGGATTTAAATGAGAGGTTAAAAAATATAACAGAAAATTTAGATAATTATTATTCTTATAGGAATATTCCAAATTATGCTGAAACACAAAATTTTGCATTTGATATTGAAGCATGTTATTTAAAAGAAAAAAATGAAATGTTGACATATTCTATTGCATTAATGTCATGTGATAATAATACAGATATTTGTTATCATTATAGAACAGTAGATAGTTTTATGAATGATTTATTATCTATTAAAAAGAAAACAATTAATTTATTTGCTCATAATGCTTTATACGACATCAAACCATTTATTTTATGGTTTACAGAACAAGAAAATGCTAAACAAAAACTTGACAATTATTATGAAAAAGAATGTTATGATTTTTATAACAAGAAAAAAGAGAAACTAAAATTTACTAGTGCAGTTAAAACAAAATTAAAATCTTTTGAATATAATTTAGTAATGAAAGACGGTGTGTTTTATAAGTTAACTTTACAAGGTGATGATGTAACAATTAATTTTTATGACACTTTTAAAATTGCCCCGTATAGTTTACAAAAATGTTGCAAAGATTTTCTTAAATTACACTTACCAAAAGATGGGCTAGATTATGAAAAGGAAAGAAGTGTTTATGATTTTTTAACTAATGAAGAATTAAGTTATATTTATAACGATGTTTTCGGGTTAAGTTATTTAGTAAAAATGCTTAAAATTGATGGACTTGATATTAACGGGAAACATGTGGTTTATACTAAATTAACTAACAGTGGTCAATCATTAGAGGACTATAAAGAAACAGTTCTTGAAGATTATACTTTAAAACAAAATATGTTTAAAAATCAAGATTTATATGATTATGTTGATAATGGCTTAATGAGGTCAAAATTTTTTCAAACTAATAAACCATCATTAAAGAAACAAATAATTTTTGAATGTTTATTCCCAAAACAATCTTATTTTACTGACGCGTGGCAAAGACATAGTTATTATGGTGGGTTAAGTACAGTATGTTTTGAAAATGTAGAAAAATTTAAAAAATGTAAAAATCATAATGGAATAGTTTTAGATGTTAATTCTTTATATCCTTATATTATGAGTGATAGATTATTACCATATGGTCAAGCAAATTACAAAGATATTCCATACTGCAAAATGAATGAAAGTTATAAAAAATGTTTTCCGCTCTATATTCAAGAAATTACTATATATGATTTTGAAGTAAAGGAAAATAAAATGGCATTTTTACAGGTTAAAGATAATCCAAATTTTAATGGTAGAGAAATTTTAAAGAATAATGTAAAAGATGGTGAAAAAGTAACATTAACTTTTAGATTATGCAACCCACTACTAGAGTTATTATTTGAATGTTATAATATTTACTCTTATGAACTTGGTGGTCATATGGCATTTACTGGTAGTCATGATTTATTTAAAAATTATATTGATTTTTGGAGTGAAGTAAAAAAGAATAGTACAGGAGCAAATAGGGCAATTGCAAAACTTAGACAAAATGGTTTATATGGTAAATTCGGTATGAGTGGCTCAAATGAAATTACAGAGTTTGAAAACAAAGACGGAATATTTACAATAAATCATCTACATGATGAATATGTTTCAGATAATATTTATTTACCTATGGCAACATTTATTACAAGTTATGCAAAGCAATATTTAGTTCAAGCAATTAATGCAAACTATGAAAGATTTTTATATTGTGATACAGATAGTTTACACTTATATGGAACACTTGAAGAAGTTAAGGGAGTTAACATTGGTGCAAAAATATACGGTTACTGGGATAACGAATTGTGTTTTGAAGATTTTAAATATATTGGTAGCAAACGTTATGCAGAAAAGAATGCAGAAACTCATAAATGGGAAATTAAATGTTGTGGGTTAACAGACGCTATAATGAAACAAATTGATGATATTAATGTATTTGATAATTGTTTACATTCAACCAAGGAATTAAAAAAGATGAAATTATATACAAAAGAAAATGATGTATATTATTACTACGATAAAGAATGCACAAAGAAAATTGTAGGATTAATTAAGTCTAAAAAATCAAAGATAATAAAAGGTGGTACACTTATACAAGAGCAACCTTATAAAATTTCAAATAGTTATTATTTATTTTAGGGGGTAAGGGATTTATGAAATATGAAGATTATATTAATCAATATGGTGATAGATATTTAAAGGGTATGACTTATAAATATTATAATAGTATTTTAGTAAAATATCATGATAGAGTAGAGTTTGAAGATGTGCTTCAAATATGTGAAGCAAAAGTCGCATTTGCTTTAAATGAATATAATGAAGATATTGCAGGGCTAAATACATTTATAGCGAAAGTAATAAAAAATGGGGTTTATGATGTTTTAAAAGTTGAAAGAAGGGAAAAAAGAAAAGTTTATGATAACAGAGTATTTTTAGATAAAGAAGTAGTTGAAAATGAAAGTAATAAAGATTTGAGTCTACACAATGTTATTCAATCTGAAGATGAATACGAAGATATAAACGAAACAATAGATAAAGTGTGTGAATTTATTAAAAACGATAGACATAAAGAATATTTTAAAATGTATTGTCAAGGTTATACCATTGAAGAAATAAGTAATAAATTTGGAGTAAAATACAATGGAACAAAAACAATTCTTTCAAGGATAAGGAAGAGATTAAGAGAACACGAAAAAGAAATAAGGGAAATAATATAATAATTGGAGGGATAAACCCTCCTTTTATTTTACCCCTAAACTTCTAAATATGTCATACATTAAATGTTTTATATTTTGGTCTGAAAATCTTACTCTTCCAACTTGGAAATATGAAATTAATTGCTTTAACATATTAAGATTTATTCCACTTGCATTCAATAATGTATTAGGGTTATGGTCTTCGCAACTTAAAACATATTCGTTACAAGTTTTCATATATTTATCATCACAATAGAATATACCAGTTTTATAGTCAAGCCATATCATAGCTCTTTCACCATTGTAAACTATACTCATAACAGGCGAAGTATTTCTCTTTGGTCTTTTTTCTATAAATACTTCACTATCTCTCAAGGAATTATTATATATTGAATAGTCTGCATACTTTGTTCCTTTAATAAGTTTACCGAACTTTGTTTCTAATTTCTCGTTGATAAAAACAGTATCTGTGCACATTTCTATAATCAATTCACCGTCACGGGCAATAGTAAATCTTTCTGTTTTCCTAGGCGTTACATCGAAGTAAGTAAAATATGGGTTTACTATAGAAACATTATTAGCTAATAAATAAGCTTTAACATTATTTCTTTTTCTTGCTATTGTTTCATACAAATCTAAAAATACATCAACTTCATTTGTTAAGTATCTTATGCATCCTTTGTCAACAATAAATTCATCAAAAATAATAGTTGTTACGAAAGGATAATCTATTGACTTTAATTTTTGTGAAGTAGATAAAGCAATTGCATACCCTGCGATTTTTCCATCTATATAAAATGATTTACCTTTTACTTCAAATGTATGTGTTTTGAACTTTTTTCTTAAGTCGGGGCTATCAAAAAATTTATGAATATCATTAAGTTCAGTTTTATATCTTCTTACATATACAAATTGTTCTCCTTTTTTTAAAAACTTTTTTATTACATTACATTTTGCTCCGAAAGTCTTTCCAAAACCTCTATTAGTTAATATAAAATTTAAAGTAGCATTATAACTATTAATTCTATCATAATTATACCAAGCCACGAATAATACACTCCCTCTCATTTATTTTTAAAATTTTTATAATTAATTTAAATGACTATTTGCTTATTTAATTTAAAAGTTAAATTTTAAAATCTGTCAGAATTGATGTATCAAAACCCTTACAAATACTGGGTTTGCAAGGGTTGAATAAATGTTCAGTTTATTATTACTAAACTTTTCCATTAAAATTTTTATATAATTATACTATCAATACCTAATTTTTTTAATTTTTCCTGCATTTCCTCTGCATTTGATTTAATTTTATATGCTCCAACTTGAACACGATAAATCTTATCATTATTTGTATTATTATTTGTGTTTTGATTTGGCACACTAACTGGTCTAGACATGTATACCTTACCAGTAAGCGCTTCTATAATTGCAGAACAAATGCCATCAAAGTTTTCTCGATATTTTTGCACATCGAATGAAGAATCAAGAAAACAAATCTCTATTAAAATCATTGGTTTATTTGTATGCCTTAAAACATAAAGCCCTTTTCTTTCTTTTCCTCCTCTATTTTTTAAACCACTTGCTTTACTAATTGCTGATGAAACTTTATCTGCTAATTCTGATTGAGAATAATAGCATACTTCTGTTCCCATACTATTTGATGTATGTTGATAACAATTAAAATGTATTGATACATCTATTCCGTCTTTAAATTGATTATGCCAGTTAGCAATATTGGCTAAATTCTGATTGCTTGAACTTGATGTATCATGATACTTGTAAACCTCAATACCCATAGCTTTACACATTTCGTAAATTCTATCAACTACTTTTCTTGCTTCGGTAACTTCATTTAATATATCACTTGCACCTTGGCAATTAATACTATGACCACTACTTATATTAATTTGATTATACATTAGTCATCACTTCCTATATTCATTTTTCTTTCAATATATTCTAATCTTTTGTTATTTGTTGTCAAATTTTCATTTACTTTTTCTAATACAGTAGTAAATTTATCAATAGTTGTTAAATATCTTTCTTCTCTCTTTGCATTTTCTTCGCGTTCTTGTCTAACCATATTCCATATAAAATATGCACAACCTAGAACGCAAACAATTGGAAATCCTACATTTGTTATTAAAGTTGAAATTTCGTCCATAATAACCTCCTATTCATATAATTCTGTTGATAAACTTCCGTCATCATCAACTATTAATTTATATTGTTTATTATTAGGTGCTATTAAAACAATCTTATTATACGGTAGCATAAGATTGATTGTATTATTTAAATTATCACATGTTTCTTGACATTGATAAATTAGATTATATAATTCTGCGAGAACTTCTTGCCAAGTGTTTTTATCCATATTATAAAGATTTTGTATTGAAGAATAAATATTCTCTTTACTTGCCATTACTATTCACTTCCTTTTTAAATTTAGGAAAGTTGATGTTACCTCCTTACTCATTTGAAATAATCCTATATTATATTTGTTATTTGGTCTGCGCTTATTATTTCTAATATAGAATATAAACGAATACTTGCTCCACTTTGATTATTAATTCTTATATTGAAATCGCAACTTCCGTTACTTTGAACTTCTTCGTTATTTTGAACTTCAAATAATATTTTATCGTTACCTTGTACTTGACTGTTAGTTAATGAAGCTATTCCGTCAGTTATTTTTACTGATAGTAAAGCACTAATACATTCTCCAGTATTATAAACATTTACCTTTATATTAAATACCATTGTAGGAGTGTATTGTGTTTTTATTCTGTATAGTGTGTCGGCAGTATTATTACCTAGCACTAATTTAGAAGTGTAACCACCATCAATAATTTTTCTAAAGTCAAAATTATCCTTAAAATAGTTATTCTTAGTTTCTATTACTGCATCATCACAAATTAAAATCGTTGTATCTTCTAATCTATTATTTCGAATAACTGAATTTTTAACACTTGATGTTTCATCAAAAAATTTAATTAATCTCATACTAGGATTTTGATTTTTTATTGTATTTTCTTCGATATACACCTTGCTATTTTCACCTTTGAAAACAATTGTGTTACAACTTTTTGAACTATAAAATCTTAAATAATTATCTTTTATTTTTATGTTTTTACCACTATTTATAAATAATGCACAACTTCCGTCGATAGCATAATAAAATTTAGAAAAAGCATAAAGAAGTGAAATTTTATTGTTATTTATTAATGATTCTTCTAAATAATCTTTGGTTGCAGTATTATTAGTTTTTACATAAATTCCACAACATGCAGTTGTCATTGTGTAATCAACTAATATTTCATTATTAGTAACTTTACAGCCATATCTGTTAACGATAGCTACACCTATTTGTTGAAACCCATCTAATTGAAAGTTATCTAAATTTTTATGATACAATTCATTAAATGTTATATTATTATTTCTGATATATACCTCATTAGTTGAAGTTCCCTCTGTTGCTTCACCATCCCTATTAGTTATACCAATTTTACAACCTTTAACATTATTATCATAAACGTCTATAAATTCAACATTAGATTTTACATCTATACCGTACCAATAGCCACGAACTTCATTATTATATACATTAACAAATTTACAACCTTGGTCAATTGTTATGCCTTGACTTAAATAGTTTACTGAATTTAAATCATAGTAATTAATTAATCTATTGTTATACACGTTTACGTTGTTGCTACCACTACCAAATACTGAAACAGTACCATCATATGTTTGTCCTTGGATGAAATTATTATAAATATCTACATTATATGATGAATAACATAATATCGCAGACATAGAAGATTGGGCTTTAATTGAATTATTATAAAACTCATTATTGTGAATATTTACATCATGACATTTTTGATATAATTGCACTAAATAATTCATATTTTCACTAATACAATTATAAACTTCTACAAAACTGCAATTATTAAATGTAAGGAAAGACCCGTTGTATAAATTTCTGCTTCTTAAATTATCAAGTGTGTTACTACATTTACCACCTATAAAAATAATATTATTAGAATTATTAAATTTTATAACATTATAATTATTTACATCGGTTAAGCTAACAATAAATTTTGTGCCTATTTCACATATGATAGTTACATTATTAATACCATCTAATTCAACAGTTTTATCTATTTTGTAATCACCTTTTGGGATAAATACATTTTTAAGTTCTGTGTTTGCTTTTTCAATGCAAGTTTTTAATAAATCTGAAATATCTGTTTCCCCTGTTTTGTCAGCATTTAATTCTACTACTTTATTTTCAATATTAACTAATTTATCATTTATTTCTTTTAATAATGTTTCATTTATTAATTTTCCTAATGTACCATTATTTATTAATTCTAGTAACCTTTTTGCAACTTGTTCCTCTAATCCTTGTCCTAATAAATAATCTAATTTTAATTTTATATTTTCATTGTTGCTTTGGCATTCTTTGTCCAAATAATTAAAATGTTCAATTATAATATTTATTTTTTGAGCAAATTTACACATTAATTCGTCTGTTGTTAAACTATCAAAATCATAAACTTGCGTAACTAATTTATCAAGTCCAATATTTCTTATCTTATCAATACTCATACACATGCACCTCCTAATTATTACTAACGACAAAAAAGGACTTGAGTAAACAAGCCCTAATAAATTAACATAAATAAATCATTACATTCTTCAAAAATCATTTGGTCAATATTTATTAGTACACTTCTCCACTTTTCTAATAATTCAGCTGATGAAGTAACACCAATATTACCTTGGGAAACTAGAGAATAAGTTTCTGTTGAATTATTTTCTGCACTATTTGTTCCATTACTATTCATTGTTGAGTTGTCTGTATTTTTACTTGCACTAGTCATAAATTGGTCAAGGTCATCAATTTTATTTTGTGGAGTATCATTATTAATATTTAAACTAGTGTCGTTTGTTGTACTTGTTGAACTTTGATTTACTGAACTATTCCCTGTTAACTCTCTTGTATACTGTTCTTTTAAATCTTTATTTAACATAAAATCAATATCATTACATCGTAATTCTGTTTGATAAAGTTGTTTAAAATATGGATAAATATCATTTAATTTAATTTGCAAAGCTTTTTTAAATCTAGCAATAGGAGTTAATCCGATTTCATAAAAATAAAAATGGTCAATAAATTTTTTCTCAAAAGCTGATTTTAATTCATTGTCGTACAAATTATAATTAAAATCAAATAATGTAAAATCTACACTATTGACTATTTGATTTAATTCTAATGTATATTTACTCATCAACTTCTCCCTCCTCTTCTCCCTCTTGGTCATAACTATTTTCAAAATTATTATTTTTACTTACTTTAACATTTAGTCCAAACTTTTTATTAAGTTCTTCACATGCAACTTGTCTATTAGCAAACATAATATCTACATTTCTATTTATATAGTCATTATTAGAATTAACTTCATCAACTAGTAATCTTTCCTTTTTCTCAAATGAATTATTCAATCCAAAGAATGTCAAGATTTCTCGTTCAAGCTCATACTTATATTGATTAAGTTTATCTGCAACATATGGAGTAGTAGTTAGTATTGCGTTTGAATTTTCGATATTTAAATCCTTATTTCCAAATATAACAGGCTCAAGGTTATCTACTTGTTCAAATAATTTTTGCATAGTTAATTTATTGTTTGGAGTTGTTTCAATAAACCACGGGAACTTTTGATGATTAATATTTGCTCTAATGCATCTTTCAACCTCCATCATCTTTGTTGCATAATCTATTACATAATCTTCTGTTCCAAACCCGAGGTCGTTGTTAAGAATAAGTTGGCATTTGTCTTTCCAATCGGAATGCAAATAAGGAATAGTATTAATATAATTGTAACCACTAGTAATTACTTTAGTGTGCTCAAAATTTACATTCATTTCTTCGGCAAATTCGCAAGGCACACATATTAACCCTAAATTATCATCATCAACAAATATGGCTTTTCCAAAATGAAACAATGATTTTTCAATATATCTTGGCTTAATTGTTTCGGGTAAGTTTTCCCATGTAAACATATTTAAAGCTAACAATTTATATTTATTATATAATAAATTAAAATGTTGGTTTCTGCTTTCTTGCATTAGTTCTTGTTTTTGTTTATGTGTCATTCCCATTAGTTATACACCTCCATGTTATTCTCATATTCAAACATTGTTGTTCCCTCATTATCCATGTGCCATACAGTTATGCCATTATTAAAAATTGATTTTATTTCATCTAAATATTCATGAGGGATTCTTGCTCCTACAATATTACAAACATTTGTTTTTACATAATTATAATGTTTTCTACATGTTAAATTTATATAATCATAACCATTAACTTTATAACCATATCGTTTAAAATATTCTTGAGCCTTTCCCATTTGTTGTACGTTACATCTATACTCTAATAAATCAACTCTTTGATTACTATTTATTAAATTAAATAATGTGTCATTTCCTGCAGTTTTAATACTGTTCGGAGTTGATAACATATCATTAACTTTTGCATTTTTCATACTAACAATATTGTGTTCATTTAATTGTGAATTTTCATTCGCTTGGGTATTAGCTAATTGATTTTGCATATAACCAAAAGCTAAATTACTTGCATTACTAGCTAATCCACCAAAATTTAAACTTAATAAATTACCAATAGCACTTAATGCATTGTTTGTAGTGTTTTGTGCAAAATTTAAATTATTTGATTGTGTGTTATGCTTTAATGTTAAATCATTTTCTAATAAAGCATTAGTAACTGACTGATTAAATGAACTCGCCGAAGTAGCTAAAAATTGACTATAAGCAGAAGATGTAACTGGTAGCATTAATGCAGTAGAATTACACATCCCCTCTAAATTTCCATTATCGTCATATTTGTAATTTTCAACATAAATATTGTACTTACTTTCTGAACTAATAGCAGTAGTTTTTACCATAACCTTGAATTGATTTGTGGCGTTATCTTCTATTCTTTCGGGCTTAATTAGTATAGGATTCGAAGAATAATCAGTAATTAAAAAATATCTAAATGGATAACATAATACCCTAGGCTCAAAATCATAACTATATTGAGATTTATTAGGATAAATTTGTTGAGTGTCACCTAACTGATAATTAATTTTATCAAATGAACATATACGTTTTACATATGGAATTTGCCCATCGGGACTACCATAATGTGCAGTATCGAATATTGCTTTACGTACGTCTGAAATGTCAGCTTCATCTATAAAAGGATTATAAGTTACACTTTCAATTGTATTTACGAATCCTAAATAAGTTGCTTCACTTGCTCCATTTTTAGGAATATAGTAATAATATAGACCAACTGCAATATTATTTATTATTGTACTGTCGGGCTCATTTTTTGAAGTTGTTGCCATTATTATTCCCCCCTTAATCCCCTAATAAATTTCTATAGCGATAATCACTATTAGGAGTTCTGTCATTTTCCATAATATCTGTACCTGTTTGTTTTGCTTCTATTACATGAATTGTACCGTCATCATTAAATCTATAAAACATAACAACATGTCCATTATCAGAATTACCTCTAGTGAATACTAAATCACCCGGTTTACATTCTTCAAGTGTTATTTCTTTACCCTCTTTAATTTGTGTGTATGTTGTTCTTGATATATTTATTCCATTATCATGATATGCCCATTGACATAAGCCCGAGCAATCTGTTCCACTGCTATTACCTAGTGGAGGATAATTTCCACCATATACATACGGCAAACCAATTAATTTTAATGCGCTATTTATAATATTTTGTCTTACCTCACTTGTTGGAGTATCATACTTATTAAACATGTCGGGAATGTAACCTTTTCCGTCATTATCTGTAACTGTTCCACCATTTAAATTAGGTATTGGTTTATAATTATAATCTCCATTTAAAAACACATTTGCTTCGGCTTTTCTTCTATTCCTCAATCCCTCTTCGAATTGTGTACCACTCATTATTACTGTTTCTTTCCATACTTCTGCAATACTTTCGGGAGTATCACCATTAATATATTTTGTAAAAATTGATTTGTTCGATAAACTACCAGTATTATAATAAAAACTAACAAACGCGTCAAAATGTTGTTGTTTCATTTTATTCATGTCAAAACCATAATTAACAAAAGTATCATAAACATATGTTGAATAATTTTTCTTTAAACTTTCTGCTAATACATTACTTGCCTGTTCCTCTGTACATTCGGGAGCTAGTTGATTATAGTGTTCTGTATCATATTTTGAAGTAGTACCGTAACCAATAGTGTAGGTGCCATCGCCTAAGTTATAAGGGGTAGAACTAAAACCTTCACCTTGTTTAATAAACCAAAAACCATTTGCTGATACTAACTTATCCTTATAAAGATTAGATTGGTTAGTTGAACTACCACCACTACTACCACCACTATATTTTATAGATAATTTGTCAGAACTAGTAGCAATATATCCACCTTTATTTTCATAATCATAAAGTGTAGTTCTGTTTTGTAAAATATATTCTCCTATTTCAAAATCTTCATTTTCTAACATATTATAATCTGCAACTGTCCCATCTTGATTCCAACGCCACAAATGTTGTCTATCTATATGTGATTTAATTTTTGTAAAATTCATTTGAAACCAATAAGTTTGTATTACATCTAATTTTAAAGTAAGTTCTGTTACATTTTCTGATAGATACGATTTATTTAAAATAAAAAAGTATTCCATTTTACCATCTACTGAATTTTGAAATGCACAGTAATTACATAATGCAAGTTCGTCAATATATTTTGGGACTTTTAAAGTTCTTTCTTTTCTTAAATATGTGCAATTATCAATTTTATACTGCAAATATTTCATAAAGAAATTAAGTTGATTTGTTTCATTATTAAAATTTACTGTATGATTGTGGTTAACATCTAAAAACCAACAATTAAATAAATAAATTGTACTTTGCCTTGCCATAAATTCACACCCTTTCCTTTTTCATATACGACAAAAAAGGAGGTTTGTACACCTCCAATTTTTATGCTTTTACTATTCTACAAACATTCGCAAAATTACAAGCTGACATGATTCCCCATCTATTAAAGAATATATTAGTATAAATTCCTTGTGGGTTCCTAAATGATTCTGAGCTATTTAATGTTTCATAAATTTGTATAGCATCTTTGTCGCAAATAATTGCTAAACAATCAGTATCTTCGGCATAAGTTACTGTAGTTTCGCCAGCATCTTCACTTGGAGTTACTGTTCTCTTTGTAAACTTAGGTACTGGTAATACATGTAAAGGAACTTCTGCCTTTGAAATATTAAATGCTTGAGCTAATAATTCAACATCAATATTTGCCATCATATCGGGGTCTAAAAATACAACTAAATCTTGAGGTTTAGAGAATGTCATTACACCTTGACCATTATGCTCATTATTTAAAAAGCCCATTTTAATTACTTGCGACTTAATTGTCTTAACTAATATTTTTGCTTTTTCTTCCTCTGTCATTGCAGTATAAGCAGTTTTATTAATAGTTGCTTTTCCACCTTTTAATTCGGGTAAAGCATGAAGTACCATTTCTTGCATATCATACTCAATTGAAGTTAATGGAGCCTGTAAAATTCTTCCTGTCATAGAGCTTAAACCATTTTCTGCTCTAAATGCTCCTTTTAATTCTTCATCAGTAATTGTTGTTTTATATTGATGTCTGAAATTTTCTGAATAATATTCAACTTTTACATTAGGTACTTCTCTTGCTAGTAAATCAGTTGCCAAATTAGTTGTGTTTGTTTCATGTGTTCTTTGCTTACCTTTGATAATATCAACAAAAATTGATTCTATTGATTTACCAAATGGCAACATACCCCTATTAAATAATTTATAAGGATTTTCATAAGCTTTACTGAAAAATAATTGCTTTGCAACTTGATTTGTTAATACGTCAATAAATTCATTTTTTGTAGTTGGGTAAGTAGAAATAATTTCTTCAATGTTTCCAATATTCTCTTGTGTTGCAACTGGTACTCTGTCTTTATATTCTTGACTTGCTAAATTGCTAACCATACTTGCAAACGTAACGTTATCTAATGCCATAATATAATCACTCTCCTATAATACTTTATTTAAAAACTCTTGATAACTCATTTTAGGTTTGTCATCATGAGATTTAGGCTTATTTTGTTCGGGATTAGATGAAACTTGTTCAAATAATTCATAATTTTTTATTTTTAATTTCTTAACTTGCTCATCATATGATTTAATTGTTTCATCTTTTTCTGATAAAACTGATTTTTGACTTTCCAATTGTTGTTTTAAGTCTGCTATTTCTTTTTCGGTTTTTAATTGATATTCGTTGGCTTGTTCTAAGTTTTCAAATGCCATTATTGTTCCTCCTTTTAATTTATTAATTCTTAATAGAATACCCAAATGTGAGTCTTGTAACTCGTTGGGTACTCAATAAAAATGCAATTTATAACTGTTAATAACGGAAATACCACTTTCGACCTTACAACTATCGGCTCTTCACCGTGGTGCATAGTTGTAACATTATTATTCAACGTATTATAAACTACAATTAATATATACGATTGAAAAAATAAAAGGTAGACAAAATGTCTACCCTTAAATTATTCTTCTACTTCACCATTTGCAAATTGAATTGCTTTATTAATTCTATATGCTATTTTCTTCATTGCGTATATTTCTTTTTCTTCTTTAGCGATTTTATCTTCTAATGTATATATTTCACAAGATAATTTTTCCATATCTATGAATTCATTGTCTGAACTAGCTAACTTTAATAATTTATTAACTTCCCTTTTATCATTTACTTTAACTCTTTTTGCTAACTCTAATGTTTGTGTAACCTCGTCTAATAAAGTTAATAAATGAGCCTTAATACTTTCCATTATCTTCTACCACCTTTTCTATTATTTCTCTTATTTTTATTATCTTCTTCAAATACATTATCTTCTTTAAATTTAATAATTTCAATATTATGAACAATTACACTAAAGTAATTCTTCCAATTTCCTTTATCATCTTGAACTGATTTATAATCAATTTCACCCTCTACTAAAACCTTAGCACCAGTTACTAGATATTTTTCTAAACTTTCTACTCTTTGACCAAACATTGTAACAGGTACAAAATTAGTTTTAGCCTTATCACCAAAGCCTACTTGATTTGCTACTGTAAAATTACCAACTATTGTTTCATTAGCTAATACTTTTACATCCATGTCCCTTGTTAAATTTCCACTAATAATTACTTTGTTCATAAAAATCAACCTCACTTTAATACTTATTATTTTCTTTGTATTTATATTATACTGATATTTGAGAGTTAATGTATACACTATTTAAAAAATATTTAAGAGTAAATACCAGTATAATATATGTAAATTTTAGGGCGAATAAATCGCCCACAGGAATAAAATATGTGATTAATAAATGTGTGGTAATTAAAATGGTGGTTTAATTCCACTATAAATAAAATGAAAGGAGAAAAAATGAAAAAGTGTCCGATAGAACTATGCTCAATTATATTATACGTATGAGTGAATTAATTGGTAAACAAAAATTATGATAATGCATATATTCCTAACGTAATAAAAAGAACAACAATAAAGATAAAAAATAATATTTCCATTTAACCACCTCTTAATTATATGAATCTCGTATTTCTTCAATTTTCATATTTGAATACTTTTCCAGTAACCTTTTTATACGTAGTGCATCTTTGTGATTTAATTCTATTGTATAATCTTTATTTGTTGTACATAATGTACTTATATCTTGTAATAAATTAAAA